GATCGTCTGGAACAGCGCCTTCACACGGTCCCTACGGTCCCGCACCGTGTAGGTGCCCATAGAGTCCAGCCACTTGATGCGCGGCATGCGCTCGTCCCAGTCAATCTCCACGATGCCAGGAACAAAGCCGTACGTCACATAGCGGTCAGCAGCCGTGTACGCCTGCTTCTGCAACTGCGAATACTGCACATAGTAGGTGGCGATGCGGGTGCGCTTCTCAGCGAACATTCGCGCACGATCGGACACCATTGACGAGCTAGAGCAGTTGAACGACGGCAGGGGAGCGATAACCTCAGCAAGATCCCGCGCCGCAACATCGACCATGTTCGCCACAATGGGGCGAGTGAAGGGGCCATCCTCAGGGAACAGCTCGGGGAACACCATCCCCATCTGACCGCCACGGACCTGCTTTATGTCACGCATGCGCTGGTCACGATCATTGTTCTGCACACGCAGCCTGTTGTAGAGGTTGGCAACCTCAGCCGTTGTCGGCACCCATCCTCCTACAGAGTCACGAACATGCGGTCACGTTCCGCATCATTTAGGTTCACCGTCGCCCTACCCGCCTTATCGAAACGAGTCACGAACGGGTTATTCACATGGGACCGGGCGTAGTTACTCATCGCGGTCACGCGATCACGACATCCCAACTCGGCAAACCACAACGCCATCACGATGTCGGTCTTTTGTGTTTTCGGTGCGGCAGGATGCCAGATCAGCAACTGCTCTACCAGGGCCTTGCTGGATTCAGAGATCGCAGTCGAAGGCAACTCAATCAACTGCCGCTTATCTTCCCAACCAGCCCACAGCGTCGTCATCGACGCGACACCGAAATCCACATCATGCTTATTGGATCCGGTGAAATGCTCCCGCAGGATCGCACCAGCACCAGCCAGATACTCCCTGACCTCACGGTCTTGGGTGAGCATCGACTGGAAGGCGTTCTTCTCCACGCGCCATTCGGTAATGCCGTACTTAGTGGTCCACTCTCGGATCAAATCCCTGATCTGGTCCGGTGTCATCGCTGGCTTGTTCCAAATGTCCAGCACGTAACGTCTCTGCGTCGCTGGATCCAAGCCGATCACCACGGCTGCCGTATGTCCCGCCATTGCCGGGTCCAAGCCAGCTACACATATCAGCCCATCCATCCCGTCAGGGCGGCAGTTCACCATGCCGCGAGGCATCAACCCGGTCATGCGGTTGCCATTGATGGAAGCCCGTAGTGCCTCAGCGGAGAAGATGCCCTGATCGGCTACCTGCTGCTGCTGATACACCAAAGCCCAAGCCCTGGGGGACACCCGAGCCCTCTTCTTGGCTAGGCGTGGCCCGTCCCATTTCGGGAACAGTCCATCCTCACCCGGCTCGGTGTCTTCACCCCTGGCCCCGGCCTCGGGCTGGTTGGACCTAGGCCACAGCGTGAACCAATCCTTCGGTTCCTCCGCGAACTCCAGCACCGCTGGCATCGCCAGGTACGTCCAGGGGCTGACCTCATCGGGATAGCGGGTGTTATCCCGCAGCTCCGAATACAGATCCTTGCTCGCCAGGCGGGTCCCCACCACCAGCAGGGCGCCCTGGCTAGAGATACGCGAGATCACCTCGGACTGAAGCCAATCAATCTGCTTCTCAAACTCGTGGGCGTTCGTCAGATCGACGCAGTCGTCCATGATGATCAGATCCGCACGGGCACCATAGATATGACCCCGAATACCCAGGGCCTGCACAGTCGGGTCCTTCTCACCAGAATCCCTGGCGTCGCCAGAGACGTAGATCATGTTCTGGTTCCAGGCCTCAGAGTTCTTATCGAACCCCCCGACCGGGGCGTAGTTCGCGATCATCTCGGCATACTTGGGATGCGTCAGGCGGGTCTTCACCGCGTACAGCATCTTCTTCGCCATGTCCTGGGTCTTTGACACCAGAATGATCCTGACGTTGGGATCCATGCAGATCCGGTAGGTGACGTAGTTGATCGTCACGCTCGTCGTCTTGGCATGCTCAGGGGGCATGTTCACGATCAGCAGATCCTGCTCGCCCCGCTCATACGTCATCCCCGGATGACGCCAATCCGGCTCGTTGCCCTCAATCAGGTCCACCACGTTCTGCATGTGCGGGAACACCCGAGCGCCCAAATACCTCTCAGAAAAATCTGAGAAAGACAGTTGCTCGCCCTGCACATGCTGCGCCCCCAGGCGCATCTGCCGGATCCGATCCGCATCCACCGCGAACTGGGCATCCGACCGCCGCCACGTCTCATACGTCGTGCGAGTCCGACCCGCCAGCTTCAGCGCATCATTGATCGTGCGGCCCTCGTTGTAATACTCAAGGAACCGCTTCTTCGCCTCAGCCGGATTATCGTTGCGCTTCCTGCCAGCACTATTCGCAGCCACCCAGGACTCCTCACCCAAATCAGGGGACACCCTGCAAGGGGGGTCACAGGCTCATATCCACAGCCTGTGGAAAACGGAACCTATATTTACTCCGGCGAGGGAGCTTGCTCCCGAGACGGAGCCAGGACAGACCTGTCCCTACAGATATAGGTCTACCTATACCTGACTGAAGTACCTATAGCGGCGCCCCCCTGAAGGGGCGCCTTTAGTAAAAGGCTCTATATGTATATCCCTGGTTTCAGGGGGGGTAGGTGGACACCTGAACAGCAAGATTTTACCTAAATGTGACGCACCTCACAGTAAATAACGGACATACAGGTACAGAACAGGCTAGATAGGAGTGGGGTCAGACAGGTACAGGGGTCAGCTCTGACAGCAAGATTACAATGCTACGCGGAAGGTGATAGGGATAATATTATATATATATAGATAGTATTCTTAACACCCTGGGGTCAGGCTGACAGGCGCAAGCGGTTGATCAAAGGCTGATCAGGGCAAGGGTTGTCATGCGGATATCACACCTAGTCCCCCTCCCACTCCCCAGGGGGGAGGGCCTGCCCTCCCGTGTGTATACATATAGGTCTGTCCTCCCCTTGATGTAGGACAGTAGAGGTGACAGGAAGCAGGGGAGACTATCCCCATCCCTAACCTACGGACCCGTAACCTACGCCACCGTAGCCTGTCTGTCTGGACCTAGTCCAGATTCTTACACACTCCAGAGCTGTGCCAGGGTTGATGTAAGCGTGACCTATCTGTTACCTGCCTATGGGGGAATTGGTATTGACAGGAGGATGGAAGTATGATTGACTGAGGTCACAACAGAAGAGAGGGACAGGCCACTAGGTCAGACTCCTACATCAAACCGGACGCCGGGGGAGTACTTAGGAAACCTTCCCAATACTGTTGACAGGTAAGTGAAAGTGTGGTAGGCTAGGCACTAGCAAGGTAAGAAGAGACTAGATGAGATGGAGGTCAGGTTATGTCCCGCGCCACTAGCGCGGGTGTGTATGGTCCGTCATGGATAGATCCAGCCAGGACTCCTAGAGTCGCGGCACGCCGCGCCTATGGTCTTCGGACGGCTTCCCATCCTGACGGTTGGGCTCCTGCCTATGTGTCCCGTCCTCGCCGTAAGCGGCGTGAGGTTGTGGACCCGTCGACGGGACTCCTGGCACCTATCGCACCCGTCGATGATGATGCTCCTGTCCGACGCTACGTCCGCTCGGACTACGCGCCGACAGGTCCCGACTACGCCGCGGAGCGACGACTTATCCAGCCGATCGTCATGGCAGACTTCTAGGAGGATGCTAACATGGCAGAGTACATCATAGAGTCTGCGACGGGTGGTACCTGGCGCTGCTGCTGCGGGAACACGGAGGACTTCGAGGGCTTCCCTCCCTACTCGGAGGGGTACGAGGTCAGGTCGGATGATCCTGATTGGAATGGGCACGACCTAGCCTGCCGACGTTGTCGCAGGGTAGTGAACGGGTGGCAGGCAATAGACGCACCAGACGGGAGTATCCGACTCCCGGTGATCGACAGGCCAGCACGCATCGTGTGGCTTGACGACTAGACGAAAGGAACACGCATCGTGGCTGACACAAAGCTGATCCACCCGACCCTAGGTTGGAGCATCGAATACCAGCAGGGCTCACGCTTGGCTGACCTGTTCGCTCCTGACGGATCGTGTCCGGACTGTGTACAGGTGAGGCCTTGGGACCACGCACGCAACCCGTCCGAGCAGGAGCCCTACACGGTTAGCGATGATGAACTACGCGCCGCACTAGATCAGTACTTGACCGACCAGGGGTTGCTCTCCCTGGCTTGATCCTAACAACGCACTAGAAACTAAAGGAGACAACGTGACACAAGGTATCTGGTCAGACGACAACACACGCTTCGCCAGCAAGAAGGCATTGACCGAGACAATCAAGGCAGGACACACGACGTATCTGGAGGCGACCTCAGTCTTCGGTAATGAGTACGCCGGGCCGCTGCGAGAGGCACCGGACGGGGCGTACTACGTCGTAGGTCCCGACCCGTACAAGTCACGCAAGTGGTACGCGCAGATCGTCAAGTCCGGCGACACGATCAAGGTGAAGTGAGGCAGACATGAGTGACAACTACAACTACTACGCCGACCACTACAAGCAACTAGTAGGGAAGACGATCATCAAGGTGCGACCTATGGCACCCGATGAGGTCGAAGACTTCTACTGGCAGGGCGATGAGGAGAGGGCATGGGTGCTGATCCTCAATGACGGATCAGCTTTGATCCCGATGCGTGACCCTGAGGGTAATGGACCTGGACACCTGGAGATTGTGCAGACGGAGGTGAGGGACGCATGAAGTGCGATTGCGTATGCCATGACCTAGATGTTCGGGCCTCTCACGATGCGAAAGATTGCTGGTGCGTGGCATGAAGGTGCATCTGGTCCCGAAGACCAACAACAAGAAGACGGGCAAGGTCGCTGCTACCTACATCACGGGCGATACCTGTCCTGATCGGTGCCCATTCCTGAAGATTTGCTACGCCAATCAGGGCAAAATGGGTAACAGTCCATTCAAGACCGCAGAAAGGTACGGCACCGAGGATCTGACACGCACGGCTGACGGTATCCGCAACCTGCCGCAAGGCACGCTAGTCCGACACGCTGTGTCGGGGGAGCCAACCGCTGAGTACGTCGCTGAGATTGGACAGGCGCACATTGACAGGCCCGACACGCTGGGGTGGACGTACCTGCACTCCTGGCCTGATCGCACACCCGCAGAGTTTCCGTCCAACCTTGTGCCTAACGCATCATGCGAGACACCTGAGGAGTTGGAGAAGGCAGCGGCTAACGGGTGGGACACGGTGCTGGTGGCTACGGGGGAGGACGATGAGCTGATCGGGCAGAAGGTGGCAGGCAAGCGCGTCATCGTGTGCCCTAATCAGACACGCGGGGTGACTTGCGCCGAGTGCAGACTGTGCATGAAGAGGGATCGTGCGGTGACGATTGCGTTCCTGCCGCACGGTGCAAAGAACATGATCGGGCTTGCCGTTGCTTCTAAGCGGTGAGATACTTACACTACACAACGAAACGAAAGGAAAGATCATGGGAGATCGCGCAAACTTTGGACTGAAGCAGCACGACGGGAACACGCTCTACATCTACGGGCATTGGGCGGGGGAGGGGATGCTCGCGACGTTCGCCCGTGCCCTGGATCGTGCATCACGGGCAGGACGCCTGCCAGGTGATGAGGCCTACGCCAATCGCATCATCATCAGCGAGATCGTGGATCGACCTGACCTGGATACGGGCTGGGGCGTGACGCTGAACTACGTCAGCGACAACGAGCATCCGATCCCGGTCTACGACTACAGCACCGACACGGTTTCGCTGTACGACTACGACTGGCAGACAGGCATCGCAAGCGAGCCAGGCGTCACGGTCAAGCGTGAAGACTTCATCGCTGCTGCACTAGTCAAGGAGGCATGACATGAACAGCACGCAGCACAGGATTAACCAGTTCCAGGTGTGGCTAGAAGCACACCCTGCACGCAACAGCAACGACAATCCTGACTTCCTTGAGGCGATTGCCACGCTTGATGAGGCCTTGTCTGCTGCGTTCCTGGCGGCGTTCGACCTTGACGAGAAGGAGGCCCGACATGGCTGAGGTGACGAGCGGGAACATGACGGCGCTGCTTCTCACGCCTGACGAGATAAAGGCTGTGTGTGAAGTGCTGGAGGATTACTCCATGCAGGGCAGGGATTGCCCTGGCCCTTCTTACGACGCCTGCCGTGCCAATGTGCGGCAGTTGCGCGAGCTGTATGACGCGCTTGGCCTGGTGGATTACACGGAAGAAATGGAGGTGTGACATGCGTGACGAGATGGAGTACGAGGGCATGACATTTCAGGCGTGGCCGGAGCATGGCTGCTGGTACGAGAAGGGCAGGACTAATGAGATGGGGGCTATGCACATTCCTATGAGTGTGAGTGGTGCGCCTGTGTTCGATGACATGGGTCAGGTTGAGGTCTTGTGGGAGGAGGCGTGATGAGCGCACCTATCCCTGAGCTGATCCTGCTCGTGTTCATCATGTTCATTGGATTCCCTGTGGCTGTGGCTGTGTGGGATGAGTACCGCTGGATGCGTTACCGCCAACACAAGGAACGCAGGCATGACCTGATACTAACAACGAGGAAGGAACAAGGGTATGAGTGAGTGTGGACTGTACCGCCTGGGCCTGTGTCCTGACTGTCAGGAGCAGGAGGACCGGGAGGCTGCGGCTGCGGCCTATGACGCATGGGTGGACAACCAGATCAAGTGGGAGAAAGAGGAGCGTCTGCTTGGGGCTGACGCATGAGGCTGCTGGATCTGTTCTGTGGCGCAGGCATGGCCTCAGACGGGTATCACGCTGCCGGGTTCACCGAGGTCGTGGGCTGGGACATCAACGCACAACCCAACTATCCGTATGAGTTCCATCAGGGCGATGCGCTGGCTGTCCTGGCTGACACCGACTACCTGTCAGGGTTCGACCTGATTCATGCATCACCGCCATGTCAGGCACACACGAGGGCGAAGCATCTACGCGCAGCACAAGGAGGGAAGTCTAAGTATGAGGATCTGCTCACGCCCACGCTTGCCCTACTCAGGGCGCATGACACGGCGTGGATCGTGGAGAACGTACCAGGGGCACCAGGCATGGAGGGTGCAGCGATTGAGTGTGGCTCGGCGTATGCGCTAGGGGTTCGCAGGCATCGCCTGTTCGCCTCCGATGCGATCCCGCTGACAGGTTCAGGGTGCAAGCACAAGGAGCAGGGCAGGCCGTGGGGTGTGTATCACGTACCGAAGGATGACATTCCGCAAGGCGGCAGGACTGCACGCAACGTGGAGCATGGTCGTCAGGTGATGGGTGTGACCCGTGACCTGACTTGGAATGAGCTGAAGGAAGGGTTCCCTCCTGCGTACACGCAGCATGTAGGGGAGCAGGCGTTTGATTATCTGTCGATGCTTACAAAACACAGGGAGGTAAGTGCATGACCGACTACGACCTGGCAGTAGCGCGTGGCGCTGCTCTCATGGAGGCCTACATCAACCTGACGGGGCAGCCTGCCCCGAGCGTGGAGGAACTGCTAGTGGACTTGGTGGCCTATCGACAGGCCGCGAGCTAACATGACACTAGAAACAAGAGAAGGGGAAAGAGGACTAGACATGGACATTCACCTGTCACAGCACGACTTCGACAGGCTCACCCAATCCAGCATGCGCTGGGCTGGGATTGACTGGGCCGCACAGGATGGACGCTTTGAGGTGTCAGAGCCCAGCATGACAGAGCCGATCAACTGGAAGGCCAAGATGGTCTACTGGGTGGGGGACAACCCTGCCGCCATGATCCTGGCCCGTGAGTACGTCAAGGCACAGGGCTTCGACGTTCAGGTGCTGTGGGATATGGCGCAGCATCCCAACGACGACTACTTCGGTTATGCGCTGCTCACCGATTACGTCAGCGACAACTGGATCGAAAGTGGCGACTCCGGTGGCTAAGGGGATACCTGCCTGTGAATACTGCCGGGGTGGTGAATGCCAGGCCCGAATCGTGGTGAGTGTGGCGAAGAGCATCACGGAAGAACACATCGGTATCGACCTCATCAAGTCTGAGTGCTGGGAAGTAGAGGAGGACGACCGCCGCGTGCATGACTTCTTCCAAGACTTTCCGCTCGTTGCCGTGGACGTGATGCTCATTCCCTCCGAAGCAGAACAGGACATTCCTGGGCACAGGTGGGAGGGCATTGATGAGTGGGAGTCCGTGTCGCACCGAGCGCACTATCCAGGCTTAGAGGAGTGGTGCGACACGCATCATGCCTTGGGTATGGAACGGATGGTTAAGGTTGAGATCACGGAGGACAACCTGTGACCCGCAAGACCAGGGGTACGCGCACAAGTAGCGACCACACCCCTAAGGGCAGCATGTTCGGTTGGTGCATGGATCAGGTGCATGAGCGGTGCATCGTCAGCTTCCCTTCACGCCTGACTGACCACATCTACACCTGTTCCTGCACCTGTCACACGAGTGCCGAAAAACCCAATAAAAATGGGGCAAATCTGGCCCCTCTCGGCGTGTCGGACGCCGAATCAAACCTTTGATACTAACATACCAGTACAGACCTAAGGAAAGGACGACTAGACCAATGAACATCGAAGATCAGAGGGCTACGCAGGCACTCGCACGCCTGCTGTACCTGCACTACTGCACGCAGCGGGGCATGGACCCCTGGCCTGCACCACGGGTGCCTCGCTGGGCTATCGACTACGCCGAGATTGCGGTGAAGTGGTACGGGTACACCGATGAGGCCGTTGATGAGGTGTTGGCAGAGAACGACAAGCACGA